CGTCGACCTGAAACCTTTCATAGAAACCGGTATTAGCTTTGCGCCGCTCCCACCCTTCCGGCGAGATCAGCGCATGCGTCCAGGCGCACCAGCCCTTGTCATCTTTCGCCCGGCCGAGCACGGCAATTCCGAGCAGATCGTCCAAGCCCCCACCATCGATGCCAACCACGACCGCTTCCGAGCGTTCGAGCACCGCATCGAGCGTCAAGCCCTCCTCGACGCCGCGGCTCCAGTAGTTGGCGCCGGCCCAGCCGTCGGCGCGCAGCGACATCCCGATCTGCACGTTGAAATGCTGGGAGGCGATCAGCGCCAATGCCGCCGGCCCGTCGGCTTCGGCTCGCACGATCTCGCGCGCCAGGAAGTTCTCATTGGTCGAGCGCCCGAGGTTGGGGTTGACCAGCGGCCAGTACTTGCGCTCCTTCCAGCCGCCGTCGCGCGCCAACCGATCGGGCAGTTCATACAGCACGGGCAGCAGTGGCATGCGCGTCTTGCCGTCGCGCACCGCGCGCGCCATCTCCAACTCGGCAGCAAACACTCCGCTCGGCGTCGATTTACTCTGCGTCGTCGTCTGAAACAGGAATCCATCCGTGCGCTTGGTTAGCGCACCGCGCAACTCGATGAATACTTCTGCGGCGTTCCCTCGCTTCGAAAACACATGGGTTTCATCGATCATCGTGCCGGTTGCCTTGGAACCGGTGATCACATCGGTATCGGCCGCCTTGATCTGCAGAGTCGCGCCGGTCTGCCGGTGTGTGATCTTCCGGACATGATCCTGCACATGCATGATTTTCGTCAGCTCAGGATCGAGCCGGATCGTGCCCTTCGCCTGCTTGTAGGCGATCGCCGCAATTTCCATCGTCGGCGCAATGAACAGGAACTCGGCCTCAGGACGCGGGTTGCAGATCAGCGCCGTCACCATGACCGCGCCGCCATTGGTCGACTTGGAGTTCCCTTTGGGTATTAGCTGAAAGATCTCGCTGATATGCCGGATGTTGGTGGCCCGGTCGTAGCTTCCGAACAGCGCCGCCACGATCGGCAGAAACCAGGGGCCACAGACCTCGCCCAGCCGCGGCGTCCCGATGACGTCCGGCAACCGCAACCGCTTGAAGCACCGCAGCGCCTTGGCCGCCTCGCCCTCGTACAACGGAAGTTCCGGTACCAGGCTGCGGCCGTCCAGAATGCGCTCCTCCCAGTCCCGGCAACTGGTGTCCCAATCCTCGCCCCGTGACGGCGCGGGAACATCGGAAACAATCGGCAGGACTGCCGGCGCGTCGTCCGGGACAGGAACGAAGTTCAGCATCAGTTGACCTGATTAACCTCCAAGTCGCTGGCCCATTCGGTGCCCGCTCCACCAGCCGTCTCCGCCGCCTTCTGTTGCAGTTCCTTCCGGCCCGGCGCCGCCTCGTTCGGCCGAGGTTCCACCCAGCCCGCCCGGCACTTGAGCCAGAAGATGCACGCCGTAACCGCCCCAGGACTAGTGCTCAATGCCTTGTCGAATAGGCTCTGTGCTACCATCGAATTAGCCCTGGCGGGGCCTGTATCCAACTCAACCTGATACCAGCGCTGCAGCGTGTTCACCGAAATGCCAATCACACGCGCAATGTCCCGTTGTGGAATGCCATGGCCCGCCATCGTCTCAACGGCCCAGCGATCCTTCTCACTCGGTTCTTTGCTCATAGAAGTATTTTCTCCGCTTGTTCCACTAAGTTCCACTTTTTGCAGAAAAAAATGTCCAAATGCCAAGATGATGGGGTATAGCGGGGGGAGGGTCGTGTTAGCGACCTACCCCCCCTCAGAACCACCTCGAAAAGAATAAAATTCTATTCTTTCAATCGTTGAACTCGCGCTGCTATCGTCTTGATCTCGTGATGAGATGAGCAAAGGCATTGACCATTGTTGATATCCAATACCGAACCACCATCACGTAGTTCCACTATGTGATCAGCGAACATGCGGTGCATGGGTGCTGCCTTGCTGCACCTATGGCCATGGTAGTCCACTGCCTCGCACCTACCCTCAGCACGGGCTACTACCTGAGCACGCCATGCCCTGTACTGTGGTGTGGTGTAGACCTCGTCCTTAACCTTGGGTGGTAGCGGTACGGTAGCCGTGTTGACGGTGCGTACTAGGGGCGCGAGGGAACGTAGTTTAGGCATGGCAGGTAGGGTGACCTAGGGGTGAGGGGTTTAACTAACCAGCACCCTATGCCGGGCTTGCAGCATCGCCAATCCATAGCTGACTGCCGCATCCTTAGCTCGTGTCCGATTAACCATCTCAGTCAAAGTACCATCAGGGCGTACTACTCGCCACATGATGTCCGGGTACTTGGCATCTGGAACAATCCGGCTGATGCATGTCTTGCCCGCATAAAGCCGGTCACCGCGCCAAGTAAGTTCGGATGATTGGTATTTATGCGGCATGTGAATTGTACCCATTGGAAGGGTCGGACGCCAAGCCCGATGCCGAGGAGGCTAGCTTCTTCACCAAGCTTGGCGCCCTTTTGCCCCGCAACTTCCCACCAGGTGGGGCAATTCCGAAAACGCGCCGCACAGCGAGAAACCCCCATTTTCATGGGATTTCCACGTGCTGCAAATCACTTAGCCTGGTGGGTTGAGAAATCACTATCGCAAGCGGTGGCTATGCGCAATAGGCGCAACACTTAGTGGGGCAATATCTCGACTGGGTATCTCGATCGGAACCTGACGGCCGAGCAGTTCGAGCAATACCCTTTCGCGGTCACGGCCCGACATGCCCTCGTATAACCCTATTTGGCCCTGAAATGACCCGTTAATGATCTGAACCTTTTGGCCGGGTTTCAGCCGTCGAGGTATGGGCAGCTTGACGAAGCCGCCGACCTCGCGCTTGCGGATGCTGGTGATGATTTCCTCCTTGAGGTAAGCCGGCTTGTCGCCGGACATGAGCACGCGAATGACGTGCGGGGTCCACAGGATCGGATAAAACCGTTCTGCCACGCGAACGAACAGGTAGGTTGGAAACAGCAATGAAATCCGGCTGCGCAGCTTGATCCTTGGTAGATAAGTCTCGAAACCGTGGCGCATGAGCAACAACCGCACCATTGGCTCGCGCTGCGCCTCGACCTGGATCACCCACCAATCGGTCATTATGGCTGGGGGTCCTCTACACGAATGCGCCGCTGATAAATTGGTCGTATTTGATCTCAATTTCTTTCAGCCGCGCATTCTCCGCTTTTAGCCGCTCGATTTCGGCTTCCAGATGGGCAATGTCACCTTCGTAGCTTGCATTACGTGCCTGCGACCGCTGCACGTCTTTGTCCGCCTTTAGCCGCTCGACCTCGGCCTCCGTCTCCTTGAGTTGTCGCCATTGCGTTTCGTGAAACACTTTGCGCTCTTGGGTGAGTTGGGTTTGCAGCCGCTCGATCTCGGTCTTGGCATCGAGGCAGGTTTGGCACATTAAGTGCGCATGGGTCATGGTTTGGGCTCTAGGGCTTCGCGGGCGGGTTCAAGCTCGCAGCGCGTGTCCTCACAAGCCTGATATTCATTCCAGCCAGAGCCGCAGAATACACAATAGAACGGTTTACCGTCTGTTGGCGTGCGCACGTCTTTGCGGGGTGCGCCGGGTTGCGGCATTAAAATGTGCGGGTGTAACCAGCGAGATGGGTCAGTCATGGCTTGGGCTCCAGGGCTGCGCGACGACCATTCGCGATGGCTTGAGCGATGTCATGCCGCCAGTCTATTGGGGAAAATGGTTCTTCGTCTGCTAGGATACGCGCGCAGATTGCTTCGGCGTCTGCCATATCGCGATTGGTGACCAGCACAGACGACAGCCGCTCGACCTCGGCTTTCTCGTCCCGCCATCGCCCCTCCCAATAGCGACAGTTGCCACCGCATTGCGTGCGCAGCCGCTCGTTGTCGGCGCGCAGCCGCTCAATCTCGCCCTTGAGGATGGCAACCTCATCATAGTCTGGGTCATTGTAGGGATCGCCAGGGTATTTTAGCGGCTCTAGGGTCATGGCTTGGGCTCCAGGGCGGCCTTGATGCGGTTGTAGAGGGCCGACTGATTGTCGGGCTCAAAGTCGTTGTGAAGCCCTCGTAGGGCATCTTCGACTAACGCTTTTAGCCGTTCGACCTCGGCGCGCAGTTGACCAGCCTCCGTATCTGCGGAGTGTCGGCCCTCTTCCCAGCCATCATTGAACTCGTCGGTCGGTAGCGGCGGCTCTCGGGTCATGGCTTGGGGTCCAGGGCGGCGCGCTCCGGTTGTGTCACGTGAAACCTCATTCCTCGCGGGTTTGGTTTTTGCCTAGCCAAACGGCATTGATTTCGGCCAAAGACATTTGCTCGGGGTTTTTCTTGCCTACCTGCTTTGGTTCAGCTGGTTCGCTATCAGGCTCGCGAGTAAGCGCGCCCCCATTAAGCGCCGTAGCGAGCGAGCGAGCCGAACGGTTTTTTCGCTTCGTTTTTCGTTTTTGGCTTTCCCCTACTGCTGCAACATAGGAAGTATATTCTGGATTCTGGTATCTGGGGGGTTGACGCTCTCCTGTTAAGCCATTGATTTTGGCCGATCTGGACTTCAAAACCACCCCTGAAACTCCGCTGAAACTAGCCTCCTTCAGGGTAGCTTCGACCCGGTTTGCCATCAACGTGCCGTCAACTTCACGGACTTTTCCACAGGCTGTGAGACGCCCTTTCACCCGCCGCCAGACTTGCGGAACGCATCCCATTGCCTTGCACACAAGCTCATCGCGCACCTCCTGTCCGTCGCGAGCGTAGAGCAAATCAATGAGCGTGATATAAAAGCCACGCTCCTCTGCGGTGAGGCCAATAACGCCCTCCAAAAACGCGGTCGGATCGTGCTTGTACCACTTCATGGATGGCGCCAAAGACGGAAGATGATGTTTTGGGCGCATCCCTTTGCATCGGCATAAATTTCCGCGCCCGAATACCGGAACATGACAAGACGTGCCTGCCTTGCCGACAAATCCTTGGCGACATCGCGCGATAGTTGTTCTGGCGTCGAGTGAAATTCACGCCCGTCGCATTCGATTAGAGCAATTACCTCACTATCTTTCTCAATTGCAAAATCGTACCGAAAATCATCATGTTTGAATTGGGAGATAACCTTAAAGCCCCACTGCTCTGCATATGGTACAAGAAAAACCGCAAGTCGTCGCTCGATCGGGCTTTCGCATTCGGATGGAGCCGTCGACAGATCAACGAACTTGCTTTTTGCGTCAGCCTCATCGGATTCTCGATACCATCGCTCCCATAGTTCGATGTTCACGAGTGCTGCTCCGTTTTTTCCTCCACGCTGATGCAGCGCAACTTGAACCGCCGCAGCGCGATCTTGAGCAGGCCGCGCAATGCCAGGATCGGATTACTGCCGGGCATGGCCACCAGCGACACCACGAACACGATCCGTTGCTGGTCGGCCGTCACTCCCATCCTCCCCATCCTTTGCCGCCGTTGGCCTTGCGCGCGCGGATTGCGGCGTAGCAATCGTCGATGCTGCGCGCGAAGTCGTCGGTCGCGTCGTAGGTTTCACGCGGCGCAAACTTGTCGACCTCATTGCCCCAGCAATCCCAACCGGGCCGCTGTTGCCGCGCGAACAGTTCGAGGTAGGGGCCGGCGACTAGGCGCTCGATGCGCTCGTGAATGCCGTCAGGCTTGCGGGAATGCTCGCGGCGAGGGGCAATGATGGCTTGGCGAACGTCGGCGTTGATACGCTTCGGTCGCCCTCGAGTCGCCAATAGGCAGGGCTCAGAGTTAGCTCGGGTCCAATAACCCATGCCCATCAGGGTCTCGATATCGTCCTGGAATAATTCGAGTTGCCCGGCGTGCGCTTTCGTCCAAACGAAAGCCGCGGTCTTGAACTCAAACCCCCATGCGTCGACTACCGAAAGCGCGTCAAGCAAGTTCGGCCAGCAGCACCAGAGGAACAGACTGCAGTCTGAGGTCGCGAGCTCGCTGATCGGCAGCGCCTGCAGTTCTTCGATTGGCATGGTGCCGTAATGGGTCGCCGCTGATACGTTGGTGCCGTTCGAGCGCGTGCGTGGAATTGCTTCACGCTGATCCCACGTCCGAAACCGCCACGGCGGATCGGCGAGGATCGCGCCATAGTGGCCGCGCTTGAGCCCGTCGAAAGTCACTGCTTCCCCCGCGGCCGCGCCATCCATGTGTGATGCGGGCAATAGACCGCGCCGTCGTGGGTATCGGCGGCGCAGAACAAGTGCGCCACCTCCATCAGCCCACCCAGCGGCCAGCGGCAATGGTGCGGCTCGAGCTGTAATAACGGCAACTTCCGCATATCCGGCTCCGGTGGTGGACTAGGAACTGGTGCTGCTGGTCGCAGGCGTGAGGGTTGCGGTGGTGGTGGTGGTGGCTGCGGTCGCCGTGGCTTGCCGTTCGCCCGCCGGTAAGGCTTGTGCTGCAGCGGCTCCTTGCCTTTGCGCGCTGGCAGCTTCAGCCGATGCGCCCGGCCAATCACCGCACAGCGCGTGAGCTTCTTGCCGGCGCCCGCTATCCTGTCGGCGATCAGCGAGGCGCTGTAGCCCTGCGCCCACAGCTGCCTGAGCGCGTCGTCGCGATCGGCGGTCCATGGGGTATGAAAGGCATTATGCTGTTGATTTTCGAGATAGGTAAGCGACATTGCGCAATACCTTTCACGGCGCCGCGCATGGGTAATGCGTAGCGGGATTGGCGTCAGAACTGACTGCTTACGTCGCGAGGCCGACACAATGCCCCGTGTTCTTGCCGGAGACAAGACTTCTAGCGCGGAAATCTACTTCGGCAACCGCGTTCGAAAGACTATCCACCCCTTTGCAAACACAACGATAGTTCCCCACAGGTTCAAATGGGGCCATATAGGTTCATATGGTTTCCTGCCGGGCGGACTAAAGCAGTGCTATATCTAGCAGTGCTTTATTCGTAAGCTTTCGGCAGATTTTTTCTTGACGGGTTTGCGTCGGCGTGTAGGGTGATCGCGCTCCACCTCGCCCCGACCTGAACCACCACGGCACATCGAACCACGATGGCGCGGACCGCGATCCCCATGCGAATTCACCGCTTTTCCGAATTGTTCCCGCCGGTGGCGGGCAAGGCCTACACCAAGCTCGCGCGCGATCTGCGGCGCGACGGCAAGGTGCCGGCGGTGATCCTGTTCGAAGGCGCGCTGCTTGACGGCCGCGCCCGTACGCACATCGCTGAGACCCATAAACTGCAATGCAATACCGTTGACTATGAAGGCAATGATCCGATCGGCTTCCTGATCAAGCAGAACCTCCCGCGCTGCTGGTCGCTGCCCATGAGCCAACGCGCCATGATCGCCGCCAAGGCCCTGGGCCTCATCGAGGATCTCACCACGCGCTTCGACCTGATCGGCGATTTGCGCGTGCCGGCCAGCATGTTGACCGCTGCCACACGTGTCTTGGCAGCGGCAACACCACGCGAGGTCAAGGACGCCACCGAGGGCCGGGTCTCGGTTTCCCAACTACTTGCTAAGATCCGTGCCCGCTCTCCGCTACCGCCTGGCCCGAAGCCAAAGTTGAGGCCAGTGCCCGCGGTCGCGCCGCACATCTCCACCTTGCGTGAACGCGCACAAGTGTGGCGCCGCCTGCGCGACGGCCTCGATCAGTTCAACATCTTGCCGCCTGCGCCCGAGGTGGCCTCGGCTATGACAAAACTCGGAAACATCCAAGCCCAAGTTGACCACCGGCTTGAGAAAGCTCGGCATTGGCTGGAAGACTTCGCCGATGAATGGAGAAAAACGAAGGACTAGCGCCGCTTCGCGCCGCTGCACCGCGCATCGCATCGCTCCGCCTCGCTGCGCAACGCATCTCGTCACAGCACGCCGCACCGCAACGCAACGCCCCGACGAGGCAAGTTCGCCGATGAATCAAAATGAAATGTTCCCACCGATGAATGAGGCCGACCGCCAAGCGGTTCAATGCGCGCTGACCGCGTGGTTCAGAAGTCAAGGCGTCGATCCCCTGGATGCCACCCTGGCCATGGCCACCATGATCGGCTCGATCATCGGATTGATGAGCTACAACGACCCCGCCTCGCGCCGCGAAGCGATCAATATCTTATGCAGCAAAATGGTCAGCAGTGCCGATGTCGATTGAACGCATCGCACTTTCCACCGACCGCGCCGAGTGGCTGTCGCTGCGGCTGCCCAACGTCAACGCCAGCGAAATGCCGGTCATTTGCGGGGAAGGCGACTGGGGCTCGCTGGCCGAGACCTTCGCCGAAAAGAAAGGACTGCGCCCGCCGCGCCAGGACAGCGGCGTGCTGCGCCGCGGCCGCTATGCCGAAGCCGCCGCCTTCGAGGCGCTCGCCGACGAACGGCCGGAATGGAACATCGTGCGCGCCAAGATCTACCTGCACGACATCGAGCACCGCATTGGCGCCACCCCGGACGGCCTCGCGCTCGCCCCCGGCTTCGACGGTCCCGGCGTGGTGCAGGCCAAGAGCATCGGGCGTAAACGCTTCCGGCTCAAATTCCTCGAGGATCCCGACGGCCCGCTCGACGGCCCCGCCAATCTTCCCGCAGCGATCCATATCCAGGTCATCACCGAGATGGAGATGGCCGAAGCCAAATGGGGCGTCGTGATCGTGCTGATCATGAGCGGCGAATACGACTGGATCCCGCGATTGTTTCACGTGGAACCCGATCCCTTCACCTGGTCGCGCTGCCTCCACAACACCGAGCAATTCTTCCGCGACTACTTCGACCCCGGCATCATGCCGCCCTACGAACCGCAGCGCGATGCCGCACTCATCAAGACGCTATTCCCACGCGATGCCGGCACCACCATCGACCTGCGCGAAGACAACCGCATCCACGCCGTGGTCGAGGAACTGACCGAAACCAGCGCCGCACTGTCACGGCTCAAGAAGCAAGAAGGCGCACTCAAGGCCGAAATCACCGGCAAGCTCGGCGACAATACCTATGGCCTGCTCGCCGATGGCCGCTGCCTGTCCTGGAAACTCCAGCACCGCCGCGCCTACACCGCCAAGGCCGGCGATTTCAGGGTGCTGCGGGTTCTCAAAAACAAACCCGATGAGGATGAGGACGACGACGATGAATGAACCGCTCGACCCCCGCGCCAGCGACCTCGCCGCCTTCGCCAATGCCGGCGCCCAGCCCAACCAGCCGACGCCGGGCGGCCACGCCCTGGTGCGCCCCACCAGCGGCATCGCCGATCGCGTCATCGGCGCCCAACCGGTCGCCGTCTATCGCGACGAGCAGAAGGTGCTGCAGAAGATCCGAGCCCTGGCCGCCGCCGCCGGCCCCGATTGGTTCTACCGCTTTCCCGTGCGCAAGCAGGGCGGGCAGGACTGGATCGAAGGACCGTCGATCAAGCTCGCCAACGATGTCGCCCGCATCTTCGGCAACAACGTCAATGAAGTGCGCGAACTCGATGTCGGTGATGCCTGGGTGTTCTATGCCCGCTTCACCGATATCGAAACCGGGTTCTCGATGGAACGCGCCTACCGCCAACGCAAATCACAAGGCTCCATCAAGACCAAGGACGCTGAGCGGCAACTCGATATCGCCTACCAAATCGGCCAATCAAAGGCGATCCGCAATTGCATCATCAACTCGCTGCAGATCTATGCCGACTACGCCTTCGAGCAGGCGCGCGATTCCCTGGTCGAGAAGATCGGCAAAGACCTCGATGGCTGGCGCAAGCGCACCGCGGAAGGTCTCGTGCGCATGCCGGTCGAGCTCGCCCGCGTCGAGCGCGTCGTCGGTCGGTCGGCGAAGGATTGGCTGGCCCCGGATATCGCCCGCATCGTCGCCATGATGCGCTCGGTCGCCGACGGCATGGCCTCGGTCGACGAAACCTTCCCGCCAATTGAAAAGCAAAAACCTTCTGACTCGCCCGCTGGCAACATCCCTCCAGGGGGCGAGGCGGACGACCAGGAGGGCGCCGGCGTCAAGGCTGTTCATCAGTCCCCTGACGATGACGCCGGTGTTCCTCCTGGCGCCCAGCCCAGATGAGAGCACGATGAGCACCCCACCTATTCCCATGTCTGATGATCTGTATGCGCGCGCGAAGGAGCTATGGCCCCGCATCACAGAGATGCTGCGCGAGGGAATCGACGCCATTCAGGAGGAGATGGAAAAAAGCATCGACACAAATGACGCCTTCGCATTGATCGACCTGCTTATGCTCAATGAAGTGTTCATGCGCAAAACCATCCTCAAAGCCGCCGGGCGGGACGACACCGAAGATATCCCCGCCTGGATCAAGCAACTCTATGACGATTGGGAGGCGGAAGCGAATGACCACGGCCAACCGGGATGACGAACTCTGGCGGCGGTTCCTCGCCTTTGCCGTGCATGTCAATACCGAACTCAGCCACATCGAAGCCGGATTGAAACGAGTCGAACAACGATTGGACAAGGTGCAGCAAAGGAGAACGGACCATGTCGAGCAACGGCGACGCCCAAAGGCTGGAGAAGCTGGAAGCTGCGATCACCGGCACGCAATCGGCGATGATGGCAGTGCCAGATAGTGCTGCGGCCGACGATGTCGTGGCGCGGGTCGAGGCGGCGGCGCAGCTATGCCGCGATGTCGGCCGCTATGCCCGCGATCACGGCCAGTATCTCGACGAGATCAGCGTGGCCTTTGCCGAACGCTTGCAGGACATGGTGAAGGAATACGCCACCAACCTGATGGCCGCCGAGCGCCGCAAGATGGCCGAGCTCGAGAAGATCATGGGCAAGATCGCAGGCAAGTAGGAGGGCGCCCCACGAGACGGGATCGCAACGCCCTCGAGGTGCCGCCAGAATTTCTGGAACGGGAACGCCATGCGCTCGAGAAAGCATCGCAGCGATATGTCCGACTGCTGTTACGCGAAGCCATCAAAAGCCGCCTCCGACAGATAAGAGAAGCCGAGAACGATGGACGCCAAGACCCCGAAGACGAAAGTTAGTTTCAGCGACCGCCCGGTGCTGCTGGTCTGGTGCCACTTCCTCGAAGTGATCCGCCGGCACGATGCTCCGACCCCTGTAATCGAGGCAATGGTGCAGCTCGACCACGCGTTGTTCAAGTGGATGCATGGCAAATGAAAACGGACACCGATGAAGGCCGCCTATTCACAATCCTGCAAGCCATGGAATATTTGGGTTGCGGCAAAAAGAAAATCTATCAACTCCACCGCGACGGCCAAATTGATATGCGTAAACTTGGCCATAGTACACGAATTACCGAGGCTTCCTTGCACCGTTTGGTCAACCAACTACCTCGGCGCCAGCCCGGAGATAAACCGTGATCGTCGCCGCAACTCTACGCATCGCTCCGCCCCGCATCGCGACGCATCGCCCCGCTTCACTTCGCCCCGCCCCGCTCCACAACGCAGCGCAGCACAACGCTTCGCTTCGCTTCGCTTCGCACCACCCCGCCACGCCCCGCAACGCAACGCATGAAAGGAGACCACCATGAAACGTTGTAAAGTCCACCTCGAGTCCATCCCCGGCTCGCCCTATAGCCAATCAGCCAAGCATGAGACTCCGTTCCTGGATCGTGAAAGTCACGATGACTATGACGTGCGAACCTGGCGCAACAAATGCACGACCAACAAAGAAGGCCAAGTCTGTATTCCGGCGATGGCATTCAAGCAATGCATCGACACCACCGCCTATAAGCTCGGCGAGAAAGTACCCAACCGACGCGGCGCAACATTCAAAAGTTTCTTCGCATCGGGTTTTTTCTGCGATCACGATGTGCCGATCAGCAATGGCAAGGCACTGACACCGAAGGATGCCGATTGCAAACTGATCTCGGCAAACTCTGACGGCATCCGCGGTTCAGGCAAACGCGTCCCGCGGCGCTTCCCTGAATTTGCCAAGTGGCACGGCGTGGCCGAGTTCACTATTTTAGACGACGTTATTACCCGAGAAGTATTTGAGCGGCATGTGAAATCAGGCGGTCTGGTCGGCGGTATCGGCCGCTTCCGCCCCGAAAAGGGCGGCACCAACGGCAGATTCCGCGTGACCAAAATCGAATGGGAAGAGATACAATTATAATGTTATCTCCTCAACGCACCGCTCCGCTTCACGTCGCCCCGCAACGCAACGCATAGGTGAAAACATGCCGCCTAAGCCGTTCAAACTTTCCGACGAAACCGCACACCTCATCCGCTATTTGAAGACACTCGAGAAAGGCACGATGGCGACCTACAACGAGCTTTCCAACATGGTCGGGATCAAGCTGCACTCGGGCCATCACAAGCTGACCTATGCCCGCTTCGTCCTGACGCGCGATCACAATGCGGTCTGGGTATGCATCAAACCGCGGATCGGGATCAAACGTCTCAACGACCTTGAGATTGCCGAACGGTTGCCAGCCTGGTGGCTCAACGGCGCACGCAACAAACTCACTCGCAGCGGCAGCGAGGTGGATATCGTCGACTACAAAGCGCTGGATATCGATCAGCAGGCTAGATTCGGCGTCGACTGCATCCAGCGCGAACTCGCCTTTGAAGCACTATCGAAGGCAACCCGAAGGAAGATGGAACGCGCCGCCCGCGGCACGTCAAATGATCTGCCAAGCTTTACTGCAGTTGAATGGGCAATTTCATTAAGCCCAAGGCCCAAGAAATGAACTTCGCGGCTCGACGCAACGCCTCGCATCACGCCGCCACGCTCCGCATCGCGCCTCGTCGCAACGCCCCGCAACGCTTCGCGTCTCGTCGCTTCGCCCCACCACGCCCCGCTTCACATCGCGGCACCTCTCCGCTCACCGCTACTCACCGCAACGCTGCGCATCGCGCCACTACGCTCCGCAGCACATCGCGACGCTTCACAACGCAACGCGACGCCGCACGGCACATCGCACCGCTTCGCATCGCTCTGCCTCACTCCGCAACGCAGCACGTCGCCGCACGGCTCTTCGCCGCACGCCGCACCGCTTCGCAACACACCACTGCTCGTCGCAACGCAACGCTATCTCGGTGAGCGCATCGGAATAATTACACCGCCGGTGTGCTCACCACCGCTATCAGCAAATTCCGACCATAGCTCCATCAGTTTGCGCCGCTTCTCGAAAAAATCCGCCCGCCGATAAGCGGCCTCGGTTCGATTCGAAATTACGCCATGCGCGAGCGATGCCTCGATCACCTCGTACGGTGCTCCCGTCGTTTCGCCTGCCCAATCCTTGAAACAACTGCGCATGCCGTGCACGCTCAGATCGGAACGCTCCATGGCCCGGCGCAGGGAGTTGCGCACCGCGCTCGTGGAGAGCGAATTTCCCGGCCGCTCGATCGACGGAAAAATAATGGTGTCGTCGAGCTTGTATCGGCGCATCTCGGCAAGAATTTGCATGCTGCGTGCGGACAATGGTTTTTTATGCGGCAGCGCGCTGGCTTTGGATCTGGGAATAGTCCAAGTGCATTCGTTGAAATCAACGTCGCGCCACCTCAACGGCGGCTTATCCTCACGGCCCGGCACGCCGATGATGTCGGCGGTTCTGGCCACATTCAAGATCAAAAATTCTAGCGCGCGTACTGCCACCCCGCTCCGCGTCCGCAGTTCGGCGATGAAGGCGGGGAGCTCGCGATAGTCCAATGCTGGATGATGGCGCACGGTGTGAATCTTGCCGACCGCGGGCAGCGCATGCACCAGATTATCCCGCCACGCCGCCGGGTTCTCGCCGTTGCGCCAGCCCTTGACCTTGGCGAAACTCAGCACTTTCTCGATCCGCCCACGCAGCCTACTTCCGAGATCCGGCTTCTTGAACCAGACCGGTTCCAGCACCGCGAGCACATGGTTGAACGTGATGTCCTTGACCGGCAATTGGCCGAGTTTGGGGAATGCATATGTCTCGATGGTGCCGCCCCACTGCACCTTGTGCTTCTCATTCTTGAGCCCTTGCCGATAGAGCACAAGGAACT